CTACAGTTCTGTTTGTTCTTTGTTTTTTCTTAGTCTTAATAACTTTATGATGCGGTATGTAATCACAGAAAGATAAGTAACGATGAGAATGATTGTATAGGACACAGGAAAATCACTCGTCATTCCGTGATAAATGAAATAGATGAGCAACGCTGACAGCATGATGATCTGGAACAGTTCTTTTTTCATTTTTCTCTCCTCTCACAATAGTGATTTGGTTGATTATATCACAAAAGATGTTATTTTTTGTTAGCTATCAGCAAGGAGGCATTTCCTCACTTGCTGATAGTTTTTTTATACATCATCACTTTTTCAGCAATTGTTCGATTTTGTTCTTCGTCTTCGGTCCGTAAATTCCGTCTGCAGCTAAGCCGTTCATAAGCTGAAAACGCTTGACTGCATTCGCTGTTTTCGGTCCATAATAGCCGTCAATCCCGTTGTTTTTTGCCCCTTTGTCTGGGTAAAAATAGAGGGAAGATAAGGCTTTTTGGACGGCTGTGACTTGAGGGCCTTTTGTTAAGGGCCTGGTTACTTTTAAAATGCCCGACGGCAGGTTTGACGATTTCTGTTTGGAAGCGGGTGCTTTGTGGCTCAAGCTTTCTGCCTGAACTGGTTTTCTTGTGCTTTTGCTGCCGGTATGTGCTGTGGCTATGCCAGCTTTAAACTGATCCCATCGTCCAAGAAGTTTCCTTGGACACTCTTTCCCGCTCCAATGTTTATGAGGCACTACATTTGATAAAGGAATCCCCAAATCTCCAATCAGCTTGCGAATGAGCCATTGGGCATTTTCGACTGCTTGTTCAAAGTTACCGTCTGCATTTTCACAAATTTCAATTCCAATTGACTTCATATTGCCGGTGCCTCTGCCATCGCCTGCGTGCCAGCCGTTTTCGTTTAACGGTAAATGCTGATAAATCACCTGATCATCAACAGTGTAATGCCAGCTGACACCTGTACTTGAACGTGCAATAAACGCTGCATGACTGGCCGCATTAGCACCTTTTGCACTGTTTGACGTATTATGAACTGTAATATAGAGCGGCTTCATCGTGTTTCCTGGTCTGTTGCGATGTTGTTTTGGGATCAATGCTTGAATGATTTTCACCATGTCGTTTCTCCTTCAAGTATTATTTTGTTAGCCCTCTTTGTTTCAGAGCATCTTTTTGTAATTGGCCTTTGTAGGTCACATAATTGTTTTTAAACCAAGCTATTACCGCTGTGACCATAGTAAAAATCGTAGAACCTGCCACATAAAGTGCTTCACCTGCGGTTTGTACTTGCTCCTCACTAATCGGCAGCACCGTCTGTCCAAACATAACAAGCGTTTGATTGATCAGAGCAATAAAAAGAAGCACTGTGCGAATCACAGTGCCTTTGTCGAATGTTTTCATGAGTTTTCCTCCTATTTTAAATTTCGTTCTATTTTGTCGAGCTTGTCGATCACGACGTCATACTTTTCACTAAACTTTGCTAACACATCATTTTGCGCCTCGATTTGCTCATTGAGCTTGTTTTCTCGTTCCTTTGTTGTGTTTAATACGTAAAACAGCACCCAACAAAACAACACTGCAAACGGTCCTTGTGTCATTAAATATTGAGTCAAATCCATTTCCACTGCACTCACCTACTCCCTCACTTTGCCCATTTTAAAGAAGGCAAAATAAAAACGCCTATTTAGTGTTTGTTGGATATTCTTCTCTTGTTATTTCTTTGTATTGTTCCGGCGTAATCTTCTCGAAACGAACAAATTTTGCTACATCTTCATTTTCATAACACTTCCATTGATAGAACAATGAAATACTACGGAACCAATCCAATTAAATGACCCCCTTTTCATTCAGCAACATGATAAGTTCTGATATTGTTTTTGATTGTTCTTCTACTCTCTTTTCTGACTCTGCCAGTTGCTGAAGCAGATCAGCATTTTGCTGTTTTAATAGATCAATTTCTGATGGTGGCAGCGGCTTTGGCTGCAAGCTATCAATGTATTCTTGTGTTGCCGACTCATACCATGCTTTTTTCGTTTCATTGTATTTACCTTTGTACAAACCATCTTGAGGTCTTACATTTGTATATCCTTTTGGGATGTCTGCATCCTCTTCAATTTCTATTTCTTCCCCTGGAAGGTAATTGAATTTTTCGTCGTATCTATATATCCAGTTCACTTTCATCCCTCCTGTGCCGCCATGAATTTAAAACCGAAAGTAATAAATTCATTTGGGTTTGTTGAATTGGAGACACTTTGTATATACACATTACCTTTAGTATCAATATGTGTTCTGTGTGTTTGTGGTGTTGAACTAGTGCCAATACTTGACGCTATTCCTATAAAATGCATATCCTGTATAGGACGATAACCACTGGGCAATGTAAAAACAGGTACTTTAAAACCGATAGTACCCCCTGTAATAGAACCAATTAACTCTACCTCTCCAAATGGATTTTTATAAAATTGCACTTTATGAGTGCCGTATTGTGTCCACCCGTTTGTTATTGTTGTTGGGAACTTCCATTCTATTTGCTCTGCATTTGTTAAAACACGTTTCCAGCCTTGCCACCCCAAATTTAAATCAAGATAGTTTGTATACATGTAATTGTTATAATCTATTGCTATAACCCACCCAAATGTACCTTTTCCATTGCTATCTTGAGAAGTAAAATGATACATACCACGACACGATCTTGTTGTTGGGCTGTTTAATGCTTTACCTGTGGCATAAAATGTACCATGCCTCGGGCCTAAAGAAACAACCTTTTCAAGTAAATCTTCACCATCAGAAACAGATAGAATCACTCCTCCATTATCTGAGGTAATCTTTGATAATTGTCCATCATTCCATTTGTTTCTTTCAGCATTTGACGGGAGCTTGGTCCAGTTAATGGCGGTATGTGAAGAATTATAGTAAAAACTATAAGCATTACCAGCAATATCTACAGCAAAGCCAGTACCAATGTTATCTTCACCTACTGTTTGTAATCCTCTTAATGAAAGATTTGCCGGGGTATCTTCGACTCCAGAAGCTGCATAAAAAGTACACATTCCTTTCCCTTTTATCGCATCAAAAATCCTATCATCAGCTTGCACATTAATTAACTGACTTCCATTATCCGCTGTAATTTTATACACCTGAGAATCGTTCCATTTTTTCTTTTCTGCTTCAGATGCATGTAGATTTATATCTTTCATATGTTGATTGATTGCCTCTAATAGACCCACATCATTGTCAAGAAAGGCCTCAACCATGTCATTAAATAGATCAGCATGGGCTTTATCAGTTGTTTTAAAAGTGCGTGGTGTCTTAATCTCCATGATCATTCTCCTTTCAAATCTATGCTTGGTTCTATTTCTTTCAGCTGCTCTAAAGTGAGCATCCTTTGCTCGTATCCTGCATTTAGATCTTCCATAGAACAATCACCTAATTCAACTGCTTCTTTGACCAATTCAGGTGTCACCCATTGGAAATATAATGCCATGACCCAATAATTCATGTTTCACCCTCTCCTTTACTGAAAAGGATCTCATTTTTTAGCGCTTTTAGTTCGTTTGTTAGAAGATCACATTTGTGTTCAAGCTGTTTCCTCATCAACTTTTCTTTTGCTACTTCTTGCGCTAGATAATCTAGTGGAAGAGGGGGTTGATACCTAGGATTGGTTTGAGATTCCTCCCACCATTTTTTCAACTCTTCTACCGTTGGCTTTGGCACATCTAGATGCCACTCATTTATATACGAACCGTCGCCGTCATTCCTTAGTTCAAAATCCTTTTGCGGATCCGCATCAGGGTATTTATACTTAATAGCTTCATATAAAATCATCAGAACCCTCCTATACTCTCGGGAAATTACGTCCGCCTAATTCCGTAATATCGAAATAGTTGTACCAGCCCGAATTATCAGATATATAACGATCGGAATTTCCCGCATAGCCTATATACATGTAGATTTCAACGTAATCTCCTTTATTCGCTGGCACATTCGCAGCCCCATACAAACCTATATCAAGCTTTGCTGTGTCAGAAGGTGTGGCAGGGAGATGTCTATAATGAGATATATTTTTATAATTTTTACCATTTAGAAAGATAGACAACTCAAAATTTGCATACATTTGAACCGTCTCAATATAGACTCCAGCGTTTACTAGGTACATTCCATTTTCCGGACAAATAAAACGACTATTTTTTATATCAAAATTATTGTGACTATCTTTAATTTTTCGATTAAAAAGGATTTTTTGTCGCTCAGCATTATTAAGCAACTGCTTACCAGTTGTACCAATGTTCGTATGAAGAAAACCAGATATTTTGTGCCACTCGGTCCACCCAGAAGCGATATACCATTGTCTAAACCAAATACCAGTACTAGTAAAATAACTACTTGTTTCATTACCGTTGCCATAATAATATTGTACAAAACGATACTCATTCATTTTTTCGTTCTTCACAAAACCTAATTTTGTAGGATATCCGGTATCATTCGCTATAGCCATGAACGTAATCCCATTTGGATATTGCTCACCGCTGACTGATGCATCTTGAATTGCTTGATCACCTGTTAAGATGAACAAACTTTCATTTGTGATTCCTTCTATCTGTCTACTGAGTGCATGATCATTCTCTATAAGTGTGTCGACCATCTGGTTAAACAAGTTGGCATGGGCTTTGTCAGTGGTTTCAAACGGTAAAGGTGATTTTATGTCCACTTCATTTCCCCTCCATTAATAAATATCATCAATCTCAAAAACGAATTCGATGTCGCCGTCTTTTTGTTTGTCTGTCATGGTGCGGATGGCGGTGAATTTGCCGTCTTCGTCGACTAGTGCTAGTTCGTTGATCACTTCTCCTGCCAGTTCTCCTTCGGCAATCGTGCAGGTGTAGCGGATTTTTGCTGGTTCCATGAAGGTAAATGAATCAATATTTTTTTGGACTAGTTCCTTTTTGAGTGCTTGTTCGGTACCGTCGAGTGAGATCGGTTTTCCATCCTTCGTTCCCCCATTTCCAAATGCCATTTTGACGACTTTTGTGAGTTTTGTTCCTTCTGCTCTTGCCTTTGCCATTTGTTGACGTGCATACAGTGTTGTTACGGTTAATTGATCAGCCATTGTGATCCTCCTTATAACTCTATTTTTTTAGAAGTTGCTGCGAGCATTTTTGATCCGTCCAGCGGAACAGATCCATCAAGAATCCAGTAATGGTCCTTGATCAGTAAGCTTCCACCCTGCTCAGTTTGGACATGTACAGGCAGACGGAATGTCATCTTCTTTTTGGTTTGATGCTGAAGATGATTTTTTGTGCGTAAAGTCAATGCCGCTCCTTGCTTCGTTTCATGTACTGCTCCAGTCATGACATAGTTCATGCGATGTGCTGTTTCTGACTGATGTTGAAGCCGCATTCTCATGTTTAATGAATGCCGAAAACGAGCAGGAACATCCGTTGTACCTCGTGTTCCACTGAGATAAAACGTACCATTTAAGACAAATTCACCATTGAGTAAAATCGGGATATGATCGAAAAAACCCACCCTGCTGCGCAGTGTGAGCCTCCCGTGATGATCATTTTTTTCATGTACGTCGGTATGATGAAAAGCAGTGAACGTATAAGCCAAGTGAGCAGGCTTTAACGTTTCAAGAATTTCTACAATATATCTCGTGTTTTGCAGATCATCTAGATTCACACGTAAGGCGAAGTGATAGCGATTGGTTGTGAGACGGATGACAGCACTTGGATTCTTGAGAAAGCGATTCACTGATTTCTCTAATGAAAGATACGTGATTGGTGGAATATTTGACATCATATTGAGTAAGCGCGCCCTGCGCAGTTCAATTGAATCATCTGATTCCCGCTGCACCTTCAGCATTCTTTCCCATCTGTTCAATCCCCATGTCGCTGTTAAAGGAAAGAACTGATCCGTTAAATCGAAAATGGATTCGTCCAATTGCTCAAATTCCGGTGCCTCTGTCTTGAGCAGGTGATCCACTTCATAAATTTCTGTAAAATATGGCGGCAAATAGTTTTTCATTTCATCCTGTTTGCTCAATAACCTTCACCTGCCTAAGACGCGGAATCTCAATGTCCTGTAATACTAAGTTTTTCGACTCGCCATTCAATAACACATCTGCATAATCTGACACACTTTCTGAATGATACAAAATATCATTTAAGGCGGACATTCGAATGGTACTCTTTTCAAATGCGATTGATTTCAACAACGTCTTGACCTTTTCTTCTATTTCTTTCTGAGCTCCTTCAAGGGTCCAGTCCATTTGAAGTTCGACAGCCACTTCTATGTCGATATCTAGCCATTTGGCGCTTTCAACGGTTGCTTTTGAGCCTATAGGTGCTTGTCCTTCTCCTTCACCTGGCACGGGGTCGATATATTCCTGTACCCTTTTGACAAGAAGGTCTGATGCAACATCTAAATTGCCATCTGTGATGACAATTTTGACCGTCCCTTCTCCGTTCCAAAGCGGGAACACTTTCGCTCTACCAACACCGGCTACTTCCTCAGCCCATTTTTTATAATGGGCCCTGTTGGCACTGACAGCCTCTCGCCTCGCACGTATTAAATATCGATCGTATAATGAAGCGTCATCTTCCTCCTCTTGACCTGGTATTACCAGTTCTTTCATCTTAATCGATTCAAGTCCTGGAATTGTATCAAGTGACAGCAGCGGCTGATCTGTTAATTGAACATTACCGGCTTTACCAGGTGTCTCGCATTCTAGCGTGCCATCCTTCGAATATTGGAAATAAACGTCTTCAATAAAAAAACGTGAGCCAGCTGGAATATTGATATTTTCTGGCTGAATGGCCGCTGACCAAACCGCTTTAGTGGCTAGTTTTCTTTCGATCCCTACTTCAGCAGCCCGCCGATCTAGAAACTCTCCTTGTGCTGTATCTGCAAAGACCAGCTCAAACACTTGATCAAGCCAAATATAGGATTGGGCCAGTTCAGCAGCAGCAGGTGCCAAGGCATTCCAAATCACGCTGTTTTCTCTTTTATCTATATCATCTGGCAGTCTGTCCAGCATTCTTTCCATTAATGCTTCGTACGTCTGTTCCTCAAACATCGCCCTCCATCACCTCCTCTATTTCTAATGTTCCCTCATCTGTGACAATAGCTAATTTGACATGAAACGAGTCATTTTGCTTTGTGACCTCTAACTCTTCAATATGATCAATCCGCTCGTCAACGAGCAGTGCCTCCTCTAGCAGCCTTGGAATCTCCATTTCTTTGTATTCATCCGTGGCTTCTGTATCCGTCAACAGCTCCTGAATTTCAGTGCCAATGTCGTGACTGTAGATAGGATGTGCATACCGCTCTGTCCTAAGTGTCATATAAATAAATTGCCGGATTGCTTCAATACCTGAGATGGTTTCGCCTGTCAGTCTGCCAGTTTCAAAATCTATTCGATACGTCGACGAGGTTTCGACCTCTTCGTCTTCTTCTATTTCCTCGATTTCTTCCTCTGGTGAAAGTGCCACGTTCATCACCTCCTTTACAATTTGTCGATGATGTAAAAGGACTGCCCTCCTGCCATTGCAAGCACCATAATACTGTCTCCTCTTTTCAGCTCATCATCCTCACCCTTATTTAAGCGCTTCGGCCAAATCAGTAATTCTTCTGGAATGATCAGCTTATGATTTTCATTTAATCGGATGCTCAGCGGGGAAACCGCCGTGACTTCTCCAATGACAAGATCGATTGGAGATTCTGCGTCTACTGCATTCACTGCCAATCGTTTAATCGCTTCACTTAATCTCACGCTTGATCACCCTTTGGCATGGAATTTTTCTCAACAACATCAATTGTCATGGTGTGTTTCACCCCACTGAATTCGTGTTTGTCTTGATCGATCCAGTAAGTTTTTTTTACGTTGATTTCAGGAATTTTCAAATAGATTGGGAGACCGCTTTGCAGCTCAGGAATTCCTAGCGCTTGGATGCTTTTGACTTCTTGTTTGACGCCTTTTTTCTCTGCCAGCCGTACTTTGGCTCTTTTTTGCAGCTGTGGCTTGTTGATTTGCCCTGTGACTGTCTCAACATGCTGTAAAATACCGTATTTATTCTGACCGGCTTTATCTTGTTCGATCACCACAATCTCGGATTTACTGCCTTTTTTCTTATTCTTCCCCTGTTCATCAGCAGATGTACGCATCTTAACACGAGTGGCTGTCTCTTCAATCGAAGTGCTGTATTGATAGCTAATGAGATTGACGCCTGATTCAATGACCCATACGTCCTCTGGGTCAGGCCAGGCTCTCAGTCCCATCTTGCCTTTAGCAGAATAGATTTGATAGTTTCTTCCCGTTTGCCGCTTCGTTTCTTTCAATGCTTTCAATATCATGTCATACAGGCTCGTATCATTTTTAAACACTAGTGATTTAATGACATGTCCTGTATTGGCGATAGAAGTCATTGGAATTTGAAAGTCAGCTCCAATCCGCCTTAAGATTTGATCTGCTCTTTGATTTGAAAAAACATAGACATCTTGGTTTTTCACCATATATTGAAGCATATCGTATGCGGTAAAGGTCATCTTCCCTTCAACAGGAGTTCGGGAAAAAACGATGCCTCTAAAAAGCTCTTTTCCTTTCCATTTAAAAAGAACCGTGTCCCCTTCCGAGACACGGTAATACGTTTGACTGCCTTGCTTTGTGATAATATTTGCCTGAATAGAGCGAGGAGCTTGATACCTTTGCCCCTGAAGTGTCACACTCTCTGTGACAAGCTCATACATGGTGCCGCTTCTGATGGCAAAAAGCTCGATCAATGCCAGCCCCCCTATTGTGGTATTTTTAACCTTTGTCCAGGGAAAATCCAATGCCCCGGCTGCTTAATATTACGTCTGCTACGTTTAATCATCGCTAATTTATTGGCATTCCAAATACGCCGCCATTTTGTACTGTCGCCATAAAACCTGCCAGAAATGGCCCATAGCGTATCCCCTTTTTTGACGGTGTACATTTTTGGTGGTGTTTTTGAAGGCCGTTTCTTTTTCGTTTGTTTTGCTTTTTTCTTTCGTTTGATTTTCCTAGGCGATGCGGTTTTATATTCCTTTAACTCGATCGTAAATTCACGATCTCCAATATCATATGACCCTTCCTTGTGGGTGAAGCTTTCAATGCTGCACGTCATATTGATTTTTGTTCCAGTTACAATCAACCGCACGGATTTCTTTGAACGCATCATTCGTTCAATTTTCGCGATCGCATTCTCTGGTGATGGAATGTTTTTATATTCAGCAATCGGCGAATATTTCTTAGGAAATAATGAGGTGAATGATACTTGTTTCGCCGATGGTACGTCAATAAAGGTCAGTTCTCCAAAAGAGGCGACCTTTACCGTTTCATTTTGTACGTTATTTGTGATTTCGAGTTCGGATGGAAGGACAGGGAATCGCAACTTGTCCTTTCCTTGGGAAATCCACAATTGATACACTGATTTACCCATCGATCACGACCCCCTTCGTTCCTGTATGAAGCTCTACTTCCAGTTCATCTACAAGCATTTGTTTAATTTTTTCGACTAGCGATTGCTGATCTTGTCCATTATGGAAATGCTGATCTCCATTGAATTGAATCGTGATTTGTTTATTACCTGACGATGATGTTGTACTACCAGTTGACTGAGCTGAGGTGACTTGCTGCATCTGTGCTTCTGGTAAAGGAGCAGATGCATTTGATGGATCATAAACTTGCATCCCAAGTGCCTTAGCTGCCTGCGTCAATAAATACCTTCCGCGAATGCCTCTTTCCTCGGGAATAATCCATTCACGTTTGTTTCCTTCACCGACTCTAGCCACCTGCTCTTGAGTAATCAATCCGCCATTTGCGTAGCCTTTATAAGGGCCGCCTCTTCTCATACTTCGTAATCCCGGCGTATTGAAGACTGTTCCATATCTGCCCTTAATGTAGTTAATGGCTGCAACGGCATTATGAATTGGGTTCCAAATGTCATTCATGCCCTTGCCTTTATTGGCGTTAAACGTCGTTCCAATGGTTTGCATTAAGCCTTTAGAAGGTGTTCCCTTTTTGGCGTTGGAATCCCATAAGTTGATCGCTCTCGGATTTCCACGTGACTCATGCTGCGCGATGGTCATCAGACCTGGAAGCCAGCTCATAGATGTGCCAGTTGCCATGATGGCCGCCATGAGCCATTGCTTCACATTAAGATTTGAAGCTCCCATGCCGCTGAAGGCTCCAATTAATGAACCAGCCTGATTTTCAGCAAATTTTTTCACATCAACTGAATCGAGCCCTTTGACGACACCAATCGATGCAAATTTCCCAAGACTCATCATGACGCGTGAAGGGGAATGAATGTCTAATTCCTCTCTAAACGCCTGTTCTACTTTCTTCGCCATTTCTTTGGCCGCTTGCGTGACTTCGCTTCCTTTGGAACGCATACCGCTGTTAAAGGCGTCAATCATTCCTGAACCCCAGCTTGGTGATTCTTGTTTTGCTTGCAGGAATGGTTGTTTGATGTGTTGATCTACGTATTGGCTCGTGCCAATTGATGTGGCATTTTGGCCTGTTGCAAAACCACTCACCGTTCCAGAACCCCAAGTTGGTGATGCGGTCATGACTTGTTGGTATGGTGTTTTTACACGGCTTTGTAAGAAGCTGGCTGTTCCTGTTGGTGTCATCTGCTGACCATTTGCAAAGGCTGAAACCGTTTGTTGACCATACTTTCCTGAGTCTGATGTCAATTGACCAAAAGGTTGCTGAATATTCTTTTGTTTCCATTGATCAAGGGAGATTACTTTGCGGTTTAACCCTTGTTCAAAATCGTTATTAAATTGCTCGCCAATGCTAGAGGCTTGAATGTCTCCAGTCATCGAGACCGATCCGTCTATTGAACCGACAGAAGATGATGCAGCTACTGCTGTAGGAGCTGGAGAGCTTGACACTGAATTTCCTGCCGCTCCGCTCGGTACAACAGACATTCCAAGTTGAGAAGCGGCCTGTGCCAGCAGCATCTTTCCGCGTCCTCGGTTATTTTGAGTTGGAATGACAAATTCGTTACCTGCTTCACCGACCCATGATAAGGTTGGCTGGGTGATATAGCCGCCTGTGGCGTTATTATCAGGTTTTTTCTTCCCAACGATCCAATTTATTACTACATCTACAATACCGCCTGCTTTGTCAAAAATCTTTTTTACCCAGCCAAATGCTGCAGAAAACCCCTTACTAATGGATTCTGCTACTTTTACAATCGGCTTTTGAATGTTATTCTCAAACCATTTGGATAATCCATCCCATATATCTGTCACGACTTTATACGCTTCTTCAAACTTTTCCCCGAAACTGTCTTTAATGGTTCCTACCGTATCTACAAGTGGATTCCACACATTTTCCATAAACCATGTCGATACAGCTCCAAAGATTGATTGTATCTTTTTCCATGCATTTGATAATGCTGTCCAAATCCCTGTAGCGACTGTAACAACTGTGCTGCTTAGCGGCGTCCAAACGTTCTCGATAAACCACCCTGCAACTGCACTGAATGTTTCTTGGATCCACGTCCAGGCATTGACTAGGCTTGACCAGATGGTCGTTGCTACCGTAAC